CTGATTGGTTACTCGGTTGTCATAATCCTGGGTAAACAATATGGTTTGCCCATTCATCAACTCCACCCCATCCAGGGTAGCTGTGATCTGTCCCTCTATGCTCTGAAAAGCATCACTGGAGGTCAGGACCAGGATATCCACAGCAATGGCATGGGTGCCGGTGTTGAATAATTTTAAACCAGCGTCAAATTCAATGATGGGCCTGCGGGCAGCTATGCCAGGCCCATAGTCTACCAGGGTGTTGAGATACTGCGCTGTTTGTGTTAGTACATCTTTGTGGAACCAACGATTGTATCGACTCCAGGCATTCTGATCTGGACTGCTGCGATTAATGGTGATGTAATCTGTGATTTCAGTGACATTGCCGATTCTGGTGCCAATGGTTTCTGTGACTTGTAAATCCGAGACCAGAGTTAAGGTGATGGCCGAGCCCACACCTTCCACATAGTAGGTGTTGTTGGCATAGCTGGCTGGGGTCACGCCTGAATCAAATTGAATTTTCAACCCATTGGTAAAAATTATGCCATTGGCACTGATATAACCAGTTTTTCCCAGGATGTCTGTGGTGACATCAATCACTGTGGAGACATTGTCAATGAGTTTGATGGCGCCGGTGAATGCAGGATTGATGTCATCCTGATAATACAAATATTCAGACTGAGCGGTGATGGCTGGTACTGCCTGAAATATCAGATTGTCATTGAGCCAGTACTGTTGAGCTGCGCGGGTCTGACCTGATTTTACAAATACCTTATTACGTGGTGATACGTTGATCACTGGGCGTATCTGCATGATAAAGTCGCCAGAATTTACCGGCACTAAATTAATTTGCCAGGCATTGCGGCGTTGTGCCACTGGAACTATCTGACCAGGATCAAAAGTGTCATTGGCGTCAAAACCCACGTAGTCAAAAATACCACCAGCAGTCCAATATGAGTCATCTTGATCAGCATTGACAAAAATCAGTGTTTTACCTTGCAGTTGACTGCGTAACCCATCCAGTCCTTGTGAGTGCGTGCGTAAAAATGAACTCAGTAACTGATTCTGAACTTGTACGTAGCTGAGATCTGTGGCCACGTCCACACTGGTGGCCAGTGGTAATTTTAAATAAAAATCCTGTGCAGATTTCAGTGGCACTGAGAATTTTATCTGACCTTGATCAGTGCCATTGTTGGTGACCCCGTAAACATCACGAGTACTCACTGTGGCTAAGTTTGCATCAGTGCCAGTGACTCCCGGCTGAGTTTGTATCCAGAATTTTACGCCTGGCTGATTGACTTCAAACACATAATTGCCGCCGCGCACCAGGGTCAGCTGAGTATTGGGTTGCAGCCCTTGTCCAGAGAAAGTATATCCACCTTCATTGTCGTTGCGTGTGACTTCATAAGTGGCCTGGAGTGGAGCGCCAGAACTATAAACTGGTACCGCTGCTGGGCCATCAGGCATCCAGTAATAATTGAAATAATTTACGAACTTGTCGTAGTCAAAATGCCCGTCATAATCATAGCTTTCTGAAGCAAACAACCTCTGATGATTTTGAGTTAATCCGCCCTGACTGTTGATGGATTCCAGCAGATCCTGATATCCGGCAGTAAAATCCACCCGGGAATTCTGATCTTTGACCACCACTGTGGGTTCTAACTGGTAGTTCTGGCGAATGCCGGAAATTTCTGGCACATAGTTGTCAGATAATTTATATGTAGGAGAGAAGGTACGACCTATGTATCCATTGACTGGTGCATTTTGAGCATCGGTAGCCAGCTGATCCAGGGTGGCGCCCAGAAAACGTTGGTTGGTCTCGGATCTGAAAACCTGTGGTAGGAATTGTATGGTATTAACTACGCTCATTACTGACCACCCACCAGGTTAACGCCCAGATTTAACTGTGCGGCTGTGACTGCGCTGACCACCTGGATGTTGTCCACTGTGGCGGCACTGGTGATGATTTCCCAGGGCTCGGCATTGATCTGGAAATAGTTACCAAAAACCAAATTGGTGTTGGCTGGTATGATCAGGATACTGGCCAGATCTGGCGCCAGGGTGGTGTGCAGATAAGCTGCCAGTTCTGAGAAATAAAAACTGTCACCAAAACTCCAGTTAGCCAGGTCGAAATAAGTGTTCATGGCTGCGATCACCAGACTACGCATTTCATTGTCGGTAATTTGACTTACAGGATTCTTGACCACCTGAAAGTTGGCCCTGAGCATGGCATCAGCCTTGGCACCAAACAATGGTTTGAATCTGGCACTGTTAAAGATCAAAGTATCGCTTACTGCTTTATAATCACGCAATGCATCATAGGCAATTTCCAGGCTGCTGCTGGTGGGTGGCTGTGGTTCTGTGATTTTTCCAGTGGTGTCACGTAACCAGGACAAATAACTGTTGGCATAGTCAGCAGTCAGCACATATGCATCCAGGATATTCACCGGGGTGGGGTCGATTCTGTTGCGGCTGGGAACATTATGGGTGTACTGGAAATACAAGGACCCGCGACTGGTGGCATCACCAGCCACAAGCGAAAATAAATCGGGGTCATCAGGAATTCCAGGCATCTGAACACTGGCGGACTTTATCAGGATCTGTGTACGATCTACATAGCCATCGGACTCCTGAATATTGCCACACACTGTCCAGATGATGTCTGAACTCATGGGGTGCTGGGTATAAGGATCGGTGTTGATGCTTAAAATTTTAATGGTGTCTGATATGGTGGCCGATGTCACTGAATCATATACCGTGACCTTGGGGTCAAAATAAAATGTGGTTTGACCAGCACTACTGAAAACATATCTGAGCCTGCGATGAGTTACATAATACTGACCTTGTACGTACTGAAATTTTATCAGCCACTGATCAGTTCCAGAGATCATGCTGGCTGGTACATTGACCCAGCTCTGAGCCATGGAGTCATACCAGAGACCAAAATTGCTTTGCGCAGAAATCTCAGATACCATCATGGAAATAAGGTCGGTGCCCAGAGCCGTTTGTGAATTATTAAACACTGGAATTATGGCACTGAGGCCGGTGGCCACACCCAATTTAGCGCCAGTGGGAACTTGGGTGGCCAAGGTGATGAGATCTGGAGCAGTGATGTCGGCATGACTTACCACACCTGTGACCACTGCATAGAATGCAGTACGATCGCCAGGCGCTGCAGGTGCGCCAGATTGCAACTGATTTTGTGCATCAAAATACTGCCCCTGTGGTGCAGTAAACTTCAGACTGGCGCCAGTGGCAATGTATTGTAAGTTGTTCAGGACCCCTGCACCCACCTGTTGGGTCACACCTGACAATTTCAGATATCCGGTACAGGTTTGGGTACTGGCACTGACCTGCTGCCAGGTCAGACCGGCCGGCACATCTACTCTGGTGGCATGGGCATAATAATAGTTGACCATGTCAGTGCTGGACAACACTGGTAGTACCTGATTGTAGATGGCGCGATAGATGTCGGAAGTATCAATGTAACTAAATGTGGTAGAGGTTGTGTCAGTATGTGCACTGATGTTACCATCACTGCAAAAAATGTTGGTACTGCTGTAACTGCCAGTGGCGTCTAGACCGTCCAGGTATAAACTCACACCCGAGCTGGTGCGGTTCACTGTAGTGATTTTTTGAATGCTGTTGAATGTGGTCTGCGGAAATATCTGATAGTCTTCCGCAGTGATCATGCGATTCTGTGTGTAGTACTGTTGTGGAGCCAGGTTTTGTATGCTGGCCAGGCTTTGTGTGGCACTGGCATTGGTCACCGAGTATTTTAAACTGGCCGTGAAGGTCAGTGTTTCCAGGGTGTTGCGCTTGCTGTAATATCTGAAACTGATGCTGACCTGAGGCAGATCATCTGGAGTCAGAGTGTAGCTTTGTCCATTGCAAGTGCGATAGTAAAAATTAAAAGCGCCCTGCGGAACATTGGCAAAACCACCATCACCAAACACCAGACCCACCTGATCTGAGTTCAGGGAGTTGATCTGGTACAGATTCTTGCTGCTCTGCTGGTTGTAGATGACATTTAATCCAGCCACAGCAGGCACTGCGGTCCAGGCAGTACCAGGTAAACCATTGACATCCAGCTGATACAACCAATGATCACCGTCGGTGATGTTGTTGGTGGCAATGGTCACATAATTGTTGGGTATGGCATTGACGATGTTAAATCCCGTGGAATTCAGTGCACCCTGTTTGAAGTACAGAAAGAATCCTGTGTTGATGCTGCCATTACCATTGTTGTCGTTACGATACAATACATTAAAACGGCCTAATTTAGTGGGATCATCCTGATACACGTAAGTTTTGCCCACGGTGGTGGCGCTTACTGCCTCAAAGGTGGTGGGCACACCCTGAATGTTTACACTGAACACTGTGACCGGCAGGTTGGTGCTGTCTATGCTCAAGGCATACTCATCGGTCTGGATGCCAGAGATTCTCTGGCTGTTGCCGGGTTTACCCAGTGTCTGTGTGGTCACCAAGGCCGCATTTAAGATGCTGGTAAACTGTTCTTGCCAGTTATCATTGGCAGGATCGTTCCAGTTAATGATGGTATTGCTGATGTTGACGCCAGTGCTGTCAGTGATGTTTTCAGTGGTTCTGATGCTGTCAATTTTTAGTAACCCACTGGCCGCCACTGCACGTTGAGGGTTGTAGCTGAGCATGCGTGCCAGTTTTAAAATGCTGTCACGACGTTGTGCTGTGTCCAGGAAATTTTCTCTGGCATTGAGGTCAGTTCTGAAGGCCAGGCTTTGTCCCAGAAATGCAATCATGTCTATGAGAGCAATGTATTCTGAACTCTCCAGGAAGTCATTGAAACTTTCAGGATAGTAGGTTTTCAGATAACTGATCATGCTGCTGCGCAGAGTTTCAAAATCGTAACTACTGAAGTCAGCATTGCTGAAACTCTGATATATTTTGGTCCAGTCTTGTTGGACCAGCAGATTGGTTTGTCGGGTATTTTGCGCCATGATTTTACCTGTATTGGGTATTTATTGGCGAAATTAACTGGTCAGTTAATTGGTGGTTAGTCGCTGTGCTTGGTTGTCAAAGTTCAGGGCCAATTTGGCTGTCTGATCTGTGGGCACATAGGTCAGAGTCAACTCAATTTGCAGGCCCTGAGTTTGCTGGGTCACTGATACCTGATTCACTGTGAGCCTGGGGTCATAACTGACTATGCGTGTGATGTCGGCCGTGATGGTCTGACGCACATCATCACTCAGTGGCTCAAACAACATGTCCCAGATGATGGTACCAAAGCCGGGTTGCATGAGCTTCTCACCTTTGCGGATATTGAAGTAATTGATGAGATCACGTCGTGCCAGATCAAAGTCAGTGAGACTGTATTTTTTCAGGCTCTGTGCAGTGGAGAATCCGCGGTATGTGCTCATGTGATTATTTATGAACTCAACACAGTGATGGCATAACGCCCACTGTTAAATGCCGGGATTCCTGAACCCGCACCAGTCTGTCTCCAGGTAGTAGCACCTGATGTGCCCAGTGTCCAGGCCACACTCAACATTCCAGCCACCACGTCAGCACCATCAGCATCCAGTATGCCATCGGTTTTGCTTAGTTCCACATACAAATCATACAAGACCTGATAGGCCAAGTGATCTTGTGCTGCCTGATTGCTGAGAAAATCCCAGAGGCTCAGAGTACTATACAAATAATTGGCGTAGCTGCTGGTGGCACTTCTGACATAGGCTGGTGTCCAGCATTGACGATGATTTACACATGCTGATCCATAGGCCGCCACAGATCCTGGCAACAACAAGCCATAAGACTCCAGAGTTTGCGCTGTGAACTGATATCTGCCCAGCTGATTGTCTGAGCCCACTGCATAATAATTCCACTGGCTCTGATCATACCCAATCTGAGCCAGCAAATTATAGATTTCTTTAGCACTCAGTCGTCCAAATTTAGCCCAGTCTGGCAGCGTCAGTGGAGCAGTGGGTAATTTCAACCAGATCACCGGCAGCGGATTTGCCACTGGCTGACCTGCTGATTGAATGATCCCGGTGTCCATGATTATTTCTCAGGTTTTGGGCGCGACTTACCATCAGCCTGCACCCAGGGCTCGTGCGCAGGCACAACCGTGCATATGGTATCTATGTAGCCCGGCACTGGTGCCCACTGTCCATTGGACAGTCTGGCAGTATCCTGAACATCATGTGTCTGTGCTGGACCACCGCCACCGCCCAGTGCACCAGTGACTGCACCAGCAGCCATGCCAGCTGCGCCACCACAATTTAACATCAGCATTGCACCATTAATCATGCATAATCCGCCGGCTTTGACAGTGACTATGCCTTCGCCATTGACTCCCACTGTAGCGCCTTTGATGCTGACCCCACCTCCAGCAGTAACGCTGGCACTACCACCTGAATATGCACTAAAGATGCCATCGGTGGTGGCCACAACTGCTTCTGATCCATTCATTTGAATGGCTTTGGCATTCATTTTAATTACACTGTCACTGTGCATGTTGATGGGTCCTTCTGATCTGAGATTGAAACCTGCTGCACCATAGACATTTATGCTGCCATCGGCACTGAATTCCATCCACTGGTTGCCG